CACTATAATTACCTCTTGTTCCTGTACTCTGTCTAATACCAAAAGTATAGTTTTTTAAAGGCGTATCTGTTGTATATTGAAATTCATAAGTTCCACTTACTTCATCATAAAAACTAATGCTAGTTAAAGCTTCATTTTTATAATGAATACAATGCCAACCTTCGTCATCAACAAGAGCTTGCCAATTATATATATTATTACTCGTTGTCTCATCAATATAGAAAACTCGTGTATTACCATCACAATTAAATGTTTTAGTTTCATATTGTGTCCAATCGGCTGTATAATTAATTCTAAGAGAAAATGAAGATTGAGGAGCAGAAGGCAACTCTATTCTATAGAGATGCCCGTCTGTTGTATAATCAGAAATATTTAAAATATTAGTAAGTTCAACTGGTTCTGAAAGTCCCAACTCTCCACAATAATAAATTCGTAAAGATAAAATATTTCTATCAACAATATCAAAGACATCTCTTGCTATAAGATTTGCTCTAAAAGATTCAGAAGCTATCCCACTTAAATTTCTTAAATCATTAATATAAAAGTAAGCTTCTCCTTCTTTATCAATTAATTGTAATGAATGATAATCTAGTTTTAAATGTGACTCAGTATCTTTACCTACTTGTGATATACTCCCAAATGAAGCAACAGAATCACCAGCTGTAGGAACATTTCCATTCCATGTAAGCCCAACAACATCAAAAGAACCATCTGCATTTACTAATGCTCCAGAATCTTGGCCAACTTTACCAACCAATACACCACTATTGTATTCTCTAACTATTGTTAAAGGTGCTTTATTGCTTACATCTGCTAAATCTGTATTAAAGTTGGCTTCTGTACCAGTATACCCACCACTAACTGCACTTTGGTAAGCACTTTTTCCATCATCACCAGTATCACCTTTATCTCCCTTTTCACCTTTTGCACCATCTGTAATAGTTGCAATAGTAGCTCCATCTACTTTAATTGTAGTTGTCGTTCCACTCTTACTTGCAGTAATACTAGGTGTTTCACCATTTGCTCCATCAATTACAGTTCCAATAACATTACCATCTGAATAAATAGTTGTAGTATTACCACTCTTAGTAGTTGTAATTGTAGGAGTAGAACCATTTGTTCCATCTTCAACAGTAGCAACTGTAGTACCATCAACTTTAATTGTGGTTATTGTTCCAGACTTTGTAGCTGTTATTTCTGGTGTATCACCTTTTTCACCTTGCGGCCCTTGAATACCTTGTTCACCAGTTTCACCTTTTGGCCCTTGCGCGCCAGTATCACCCTTTTCACCTTTCTCTCCTTTTGCTCCATCATTGATGGTAGCAACAGAAGTACCATCTACAAGAATAACTGTGGCACCACCACTCTTTGATGCAGTTATTTCTGGTGTATCACCTTTAGGGCCTTGAATACCTTGAATCCCTTGAGGCCCTTGCGCGCCAGTATCACCTTTATCACCTTTATCACCTTGTTCTCCTTGCGGCCCTTGTATACCTTGCACTCCTTGTTCTCCTTGCGGGCCTTGAATACCTTGAATACCTTGAGGGCCTTGTTCACCTTTAATTTTTACCCACTTATATTGCGAAGGAACATTACTATCAGTTCTAGTATGATTAGTTAATGTTCCCATGTATAATTTATTAGTAGCATCTGTAGTAGAGAAGTCAACAGTTCCATCTGCGCTATTAGCCCAAGCAATATGCAAATAAGCATCTTCACCATCATCACCTTTAATTGATTGGCCATCTGCTCCATCACTTACACTTACAGTAGTTCCAGAAGCATCAGTGATAAAGACAGTATTTCCAACTTTACTTACTGTTGGACTAACACCATCATCACCTTTATCTCCTTTATCACCCTTATCTCCTTTACTTCCTTGTGGGCCAGTAGCACCAGTATCACCTTTGGCGCCAGTATCTCCCTTATCACCCTTTGGGCCTTGGATACCTTGCTCACCTTGAATACCTTGTTCTCCTTGCGGCCCTTGTGGGCCAGTGGCACCTGTTGCGCCCTTCTCACCTTGTATTCCTTGTATTCCTTGTTCACCTTGAGGGCCTTGTTCACCAGTATCTCCTTTTTCACCCTTTGGGCCAGTATCACCTTTAGGGCCTTGGATACCTTGCGCTCCATCATTAACCCTAATTAAATCTGTTTGTGTTTCTGCTCTAATCATATATATCACTCCTCTGTGTATAATCTACACAGCACTTTCATCTCATTGTCACTAGAACTAACTGAATATGAAAAGCCAGTACCAACTAAAGTATCTCCTATATACCATCTAATTTCTGCATTATCTCCAAAGAGTTCTTCTAACTGGCTTTGAGTAGTAATTGCAGTAGTTCCCACAAATACAGTAGCATTTAAAATAGTAGAAATTGATTGATTGTGAAATATATTACCACCACTAGATATAACTGAAATTGTTATACCGTCTAATCCATTTTTTACTTTTGTAGAAAAATCAGAAGCTAATTGATTTACAATATCTGAAATTCCACCTTGCTTTATCTTGTATTCACCAAGTGTTGCATTAATTGATTTATTAGAAACAGAAACAGTTAGTTGTAATACTCTTGCTTCTAAGTAAAGCGCACCTTCATTATCAATTACATTAATTCTATCTCCTATTCTTACATTTTCTGGAAGATTAATAATATTACATTCATAATTAACTTCTGGATAAGATACCCTTTGTAAAGCTGCTCTTGCTTGTCCAGCTAATGTAGCTTTATTTGTTGTATCATAGGTAAATCTTTTAATAATTAATCCATCTGTATCTAAAATAGATGCCCATTGTTTCATTTGAGTAATATTTCTCATCTGCCCAGTAGCAGTATCTACTCTATATTCATCACCCTTACTATCTGTATAAGTATAAGAATAACCTTTTAAGGTAATAGGTGTAGTTGTATTTGAAGGTGTTCCACCAACAACTGTAAATGCTGTAGCTAAATTACTTATTGATTTCTTAGTAATAATATTATTAATATCTTTTCCTAATCTTAACTGTGCTACTGGTTCAGTAGAACCGCGTTTAGGAATAACATTAATACATCTTTCAGTAATGCTCATTCGTTCAATAACAAATGAATAATATAGTTCACAACCAAAAATACTAACAATTGAATTAATTCTTTCTGTTGCTGTATTTTCTCCTGTCCATGTATATGTTTTAGTTCCTGTTGGTGTGCCATGTAGCTTTACGCTCCAACCAGATGGTATAAAAGCTTGCATCATTTGTAACAATGTTTTATCTTTCTGTGTTGAAGCGCCAACCACTTTATTAATTAAATCCAAACCAGCATCTTCTGCATAAACATATAAACTATTATTTAATGTATCAAATTCAGTTTCTATAATTTGATATAAGCTATCATATGTATTTTCTTTATCTGTAAAAGAAGAGCCAGCACCTTTTATAATGAAATGTCCTTCTTGCGCCAGCTTTTCAACTTCTTCTCTACTTCTTCCATTACAATGGATTCTACAAGTAAATGTATTACAACCAGTTTCAATATCTTCAACTGTTGAATCTTCAACAATCTTTAAACCTAGGGGAAGGCTTGTGGATGCCTGCCCTAATACATCTAATTGTCTATTCGTAAAATATACAATCATATGAATACCTCGTTATACATAATTTTAAGAAGCGGTTTGTATGATTCATTAACCCAAGGACTCCATGTTGCTTGAATAACATTAGTTCCCTTGGTTAGCATAAAGTCTTCCCAATCATTAGCTAGCGCTCCATACTGTGGAGATAGCTGTCCTTCTTCGGTTCCAGCTCTCTTTATATAAATAGAAGCATCACCACAATCTGCTTCTACTACATCTCCAGCAGTAAATACATTTTTAGTTGAAGCAAAAGTTGCTCCAGCAAGTCTAGTAATTTTGATAGTTGATACTGCATTAGTATGTAATGCCGCATTAGTTTTATATTGTCCAAAATGCATTGAAACTTCACTAGCAAGAACTGTATCTAAATTTGCAACAGTATAAGAAACTTGCGCCAAATTTCCTACTTTAAAGATAAATGTATTTCCTGTTTTTCTTATTTTGGAATTAAGATTAGATTGTGTATATGTATATCCAGATACAACTGTTCTAGTCTTCGCGCCCTTAATTTGTTTCTTTTGCCATTTCTTTGTTTTCTTGTTATACCATTGTGTTTGATTAACTGGAGTTCTTTTACAATAGCCAAAGTTAGTATTATAGTAAGCTAAATCAATAGTAGCTGTTCCTTTCTGAGTGCCATTTACAATATATCTAACTGTACCTTTTGTTCCATTTGCAGTTTTTTCAATAACGAATCCAGCAAGCATTACACCACTTGATGTATAAGCGCCACATTCAAATGTTCCAAGCTCTGCGGCCTTATTGCAACAAAATCTATGTACTAAAGCTATTTCAAAGTTCTGCGCTCCATTACTAATTGGATACCTAAGAATAGGGCCATGCCACGCGCTACCAGAACCATAAGTAGGTTTTACACACTTTAGTGTTTGTCCTTTTCCTTTATTCCAATAAATATCTGTAGCATTCTGATTAGCTGATGAAGAACCAGCAATTACTTTATTACCTCTTGTATGTCCGCCTGTTGTTTGAAATCCATCAATAGTAGTAAACACTCTATTCAATACTTGTGTTGCAGTAGCAGATGCATCTAAATCTATAGCATCTGGATTTCCAAGTTGTATAATATTTTCGTCACTATCCATAAATGCTACAAAACCACAATCACCATCTTCACTGTAATCTCCACCTTCAAGCGCACCTACAAATTCAGCTTGTAATACTGGCCTTGCTGGATAAGTTCCATTGTAGTTAATTAAGAATTGTGCAGAACTTTCTCCATATTCAACAGGTTCAGCTTCGAATACGTTAGTTGAATATTTAAATGGATTAATACACTTAATTGTGTAAGTACCTACACAAAATGTTCCATACTTTTCTTCTGGTTCATTTACAAAAACAGTACCAGTTAAGAACTTATCTATATCATCATTAAACTGTATATCTACATCTTCTCCATCTAATATTCCAAGAAGTGTTGTATACTTATCTCTAAATGTTGTATTGCTGTCAGATTCAATTATGAAATTAATAGTAATTTCTCTTTCTGGATACCTTGAATAGTCAACAACACTACCATCTGCTTTATATGAATTTGTTACTATTTCTCTTGTTAATGTTTCTCTACCTTGTGAGTTAATGGTTGTGAAGCCAGTAATAGCATCTTCTATATATACCCCATTTACTTTAACAGCATCAGCTGCTAAATCTGTTCTTTCTCTTGCCATTAATTAACCTCCTTAAACCACTCCAATAGCTCTATTTGCTCTTCTCTCTAGAGTATTTATTTCTGTTTTCATAAATGGCGCAGTAGCTTGTGCAATTGTTTTACCATTTACATTTACAGCTGTATTTATATTCATTCCATTTAATGCATCTGTCATTACTTTTGCTAACTTATCATAATCAATATTGGTTGATTGCAGCATCATCTTAGCTGGTTCATCTTTCATCTTTGCTTGTTGATTTATCCATTTTTTATATTGATTAGTTTCAGCTGCGGTTAAAATAGTTTCTCCCTTGTGTAATTCTGCAAAGTATCCATCATAAGGAACTTCTCTTAAACCAACTCTTTTCTTTCTTGTGCTTTCATAAGTTGTTCTGTTAACAGTAAAGTTCTTAGTAGATGCTTGTGATAAAATATCACTCCATTTGTTATAAATAGATTTCATTCCAGACAAAACAGAAGAAAAACCATTTTTAACTACTGTAAAAGTTTTCTTTCCAGTTTGCCCTAATACATCACTCCATTTGTTATAAACATTTCTAGCAGAACTAACTAAAGATTCAAAACCTGATTTTGCAACTGTATATGCTTTATATCCCTTTTGCGCTATATTTGATTTCCATTGATTAAATACAGCAATTGCT